AAGCCGCCTCCAGGCATACCCGCCCAAACCTCGTCAAACATCATCCACAGCGCCAACTCAAGGTCAGCTGGTAGAACCTTGTAGCCGCCAGCATAAACAACGTCGATTTGCTTGGCAGACAACCAGCCCAGCGACTTGATCTGGCCCGTCTTGAGCACTGCCTGATACGTGTCTGTGCCGATGGCTGTTTGGCCCACAGGGGTTACGCTGGCAACGCTTTCCAGCGGGTAGCGGCTAAGTTGCAAGCCTTGGGCAAATGGGTAGCTGAAGGTTTCGAGCTCAACGGCCTTGTACATGAAGTGCCGATTGCAATAAGTCTCAGCAAGCGCCAGCGCAGTGTCCAGCGACACTTGCAAGATAAGGTCTTTGGTCGTGTCGGCTGGCAGGATGCCCTTACGGGCCTTTGCGTCTGCTATGAGGAATGGCATTTGTTATTCCTTAAATGCAACGACTGGGATGGCTTTTGTTCCGCTGGCGCTATACCAAGGATAAAAGGATAGTCGTTGAGTGTAGTTTCCAACAGCCAAAGAGAACGCTGCCTCTAATTTGACAAAGTTACCACCCGAAACGTACCTCACCGCAATTTTGTAAAAAGCAATATTAGGGTCGCGGGTGTCAAACTCAAACTCAGCAAAGGCGTAGGTGTTTGTGTCAATGGCGTAGCCTGTGTGAAGCAGGTTGATGTAACCATTTGCAAGCGCTTCTTTTATAGACCATGCAGCATGTTCAGTTGCGCCTGTCGTTGCATTTGTCTTTGTGGCGCTGATTTCAAACCAAACTGCATTTGCCATGTTTACAGCATCGCCGCCAGCACCCTTATAGAGTCGGCATTCCCAATACTGACAAGCAATTCCTGTCATGCCCGTAAAGTCGCCGCGAATGTCCCACCGTGATTTCAACCCCGGTGTGGTAGCCAATTGCGGCGCGGGTGTTTGCGTGCCAAGGGTAGTGCCCGGAGGAATAGAGGCCGCTGGGTCGCCAGACTGCGAGCGGATCAACCTACGCAAATCAGGGCTGGGATAATTCTCTTGGCCCTTAACGCTGTCGGCAGCGGCTGTCGTGTTTGCCCAAACTGTGCCGTCTCCCGTTCTTAAAGCGCCAAGGTCGTAATCATAGGTTGTGGCGATGATGCCGTATCGCTCACCGTCAATATTGGAAATGCCGCCGCCCGTTGCGTTTTTCACAACGCCCCAAACGCAAACGCCCAAGGTAGCATCCACGTAGGCAACTTGAATGTCTGAAAACTGCGAGCCAACTGATTGGATGGCAATTGGGGAAAGCAAAGCTGGGACGCCTGATTCCGTGATTACCTCAAATTCATAGACTGCGCCCGAACCACTGCCACGGCGATTGGCAATTTCAACGTGCGTGATGCCAGTCGTGTTTGGAATGTTGCTCAACAACAGGATTCTCGAACCGTCAGGGGGAACCGTGTTCTGCACTGTAAAAGCAAAGTTCCGGCGATAGCCCCAAATCACAGTTGGCGTGATTGTGTCGGGTCGTGCTTGGGGGTGCGGTGTGTTGATTGTCCACGCAACACCCGTTGCGCCTGGTGCACCAGCAACAAGGAACCACCCGCCGTTAGTCGCGTCAGGGTCGCCGGAAAACCCCAGCAAGTAATTACCTGCTGCAATGGTTTGCCCAGCAAATACGCCAGATGTCGGCGTTTGTGCAGCGCCCAGCGTCACCTCATACCAATCGGCAAGGTTGGCTGGCGCTGGTCTGGCCCCCGGCCAAGAAGCGGCCATGTCTGCATTGCCCAAAGCAGCGCCAATGCGTGAGCCGCCAGAACCCGTTTTGCCAATGACACCCGATAGTGTGTAAATTGGCGCGTTTTGAGTGACGGCAAATTGCACCTCGGTGCCGCTGGTCACGTCGTAATAGCTGTCGCCATTCAATGGCTGTTGGCCGCTTGGGTATGTGCCAGCAGGCATACCCCAATTAGCTGCTGCCGTTGTGTTGGCTGGGTTGTAATCACCCTTGCCGAAAAAGATGGTCGAGCCATAGGTGCTGTTGATCTTGCGCCACAGACCACCCGCTGCCGTTGTTCCGGGCTCGGGGGAGCCAGCAACAATATTTTGGTTGGCCACAAACCAAGCATTAAAACGTGTGCCGTAAACAACGGAGCCAGAGGCATATGGCTGATCGCTCCACTTCATGTTTCCAGCGTTGAGTTGCCAATAGCGCTGATCGGCAAAGGCCTGCGTCAAGTTACCGCCACGGATAACTTCAAACTTCTTGAGCGCCGCATTAAATTGCAGCAAGTCAGAGTTGTTGAGCTTTGTACCAGCTGGGATGCCGGGCAAACCGGGGGGTGCATATTCAGGCACGTTTGGGTCGGTTGTCGAAACCACCCAGTTGTAAGTGTTGAGAACGGTCGAAGCGGGGCCGGGTACGTAGTCAGGGAAGCCGCCACCAGCTTGGCCAACAATGGAGGTGGCATAGGCCTGGGGAGGTGTCTCAACGCCAACCCAGAAGTCTGCGCCGTTCACGTAGGTTAGGAACTTGGCCTCGGTGCCCGTCAAAGCGTTAAGCGCAGTCTGCACAGCGGTTGCATCGGCGTAATTGCCAGCGGGCAGCAAGTATGTTTTGTGCGTGCCGTTTGAAAAGGTAACGTCGAACAACAAAGGCGCGGCCAAGACAGCGGCGAAGTTGTCCAGCCCTTTGCCCTTCATGTTGAACCAAACCAAAATGTCCAACGGGCTGTTGATGGCTGGGGCGGCTGCGTTTGGTTTACCAACTACGGTGTTGCCAACTGGCGCTGTAAACGCAGTGTTTGCCAAGAATGGGATATTAGGCCCACCAGTCGCTGGTTTGTATGTGCCTTGGTACAGCGAGCCAGCAGCAATTGCCGCCTGCATCGACTGCTTGTTCACCGCATCCAGAGCGCCTGTTGCCCCTGTGCGCGGGTCAAGCACGTTGACGATGTTGAAGTTGCCCATGTTGAGCGAACCATCGGCCAGCACTTTGGTCGTGGTTGTAATGCCGCCACCACCGCCACCGCCGCCGCCACCTGCGCCCATGCTGAACATGCGCCGCCAGACTTGGTCGTCAAAATAGTTGGCGCTGGTCGATCCCTTGGCCACCCAAACGGCTTTGTTGAAGTTGACCACATCGCCGCGGGAGTAAGACTCGCTCAAGCGGTATTCGCCGCGGAAGGATCTGATAGGCGTGCCGCCCTCGTCCTCAATCTGCTGGTAAACCGCATCAATCCAAGTGAGCACCGCGCCTTGGGTGATCTCTTTAACAACGTCGTGCAGGCCGTCAAGCTCGGCCTCAAGCACGCTGCCGTCGCTCATGGCCATGAACGCGCCTGCGGTGGTGTACTTCACCGCTACGATGGTGGGAGCGTCCGCGCCGTTACGACCGTCAAGACCCCTCTCACCCTGCTGGCCACGTGCGCCTCTTTGGGTGAACATATGACCCTTGCCGTCCCACCAGATGAAGGTGGAGCCGCCATCGATGAAGAGGTCGCCGTTTTCATATGCGCGGTCAGACTTCAGGCCCGTCCACTCAAAACCAGCCGAGCCAACCCGCTCCCAATCGCTGCTGCCTGGCTTGTCAGCCGTATCGCGCAGTGCCTTGTAAATCTTGCCAATGCCGTGGGTGACGAAAGCACCCTCGCGGAAAACGCCGGGAGCCCACGCCTTGGTCTCCAAGCCCAAACCCGGCAATCCTGCTTCACCTCGAGGGCCAGAAGGCAGGGGGACGGTCACCGAAACGTCGTTGTCCATCACCAAAGTCATGGACTTGTCGTCCTCGCTCAATTCAACGGATTTGATGCCGATGCCTGCCTCGCCGCGCAGCTTTTCGATGAAGTCAGTGTCGGCTTTGATGGCCTTGGCCACCTCGGACAGCTCAACGCTTTTGCCGTCCTTGCCGTCAACAACCTTGATGGCGTCGACTTTCGCTTGCAAGTCGCTGAGGTTTTTTTCTACAGCGACAACGGCCTCGACCACGGGCGAGACTAAATTGGCGAGGTCTTTTTCAAGCATTTTGACGGGCCTTTGTGAAGATGTTTTCGATCAGCGCCTTGGCGACATCCATGTCGACTGACTTCTCTGGCGCTTCTGGCTTTTCGTTGTCAGGATTATCACTCACCGCTGGCGCTGCTGGGGCTGGTGGCGGGGTCTCTTTTGCTTTGATCTCGGCATCGAGGACATCGCCAATCTTGTCGATGGGTGTCATTTGCCGCTGGAGGTAAGCAACGCCGCCGCCATCGACGGGGCTCATGCCCTCTTTGGCTCGGGCCTCGTCTGGGGTCATCAAGCCGCCTTGAATGGCTTTGGTCAAGCCGTCGATCCTGGCAGCAAAGTCAGTGCGCAGCAGCGCTGACGTGTCCAGCTCGATGCTTTCGTTGTTGGGCAGTGCGAACAAGCGGTCAAAGGCTCGCTCGATGTGCTCCAAGTAAGAGCCCAGCGAGATGGACATAAAGGAATGGATCATCGACTCGGCGTTGGATAGAGTCGCGTTGGACATATCCCCAATCATTGCTGGAGGCACGCCAAAGCAGCGGCAGATCTCTTGCAGGCTCATGCGTTGAGCCTCGACCAGCTGCGCGTCTTGGCTGCTGATCGAGAGCTGCTGAAACTTCAGGCCGGAAGACAAAATTGGGATGCCGCCGGAAGCCCACTTCTTGGACTGTTCCTCAAAGGCTGAGCGCAGCGTCATCATATGCTCGCGGGTTAGCGTGTTGTCGGTTGACAAAACGCCGGATGGACGGCTCATGCGATTGAAGAAGGCCGCTTGGTTCTGCGACAGTGCCACGTTGATGCCGATGGCCAGCGCTGCCGACTTGATGGGCGACTCGCCGATCAGAGGATGGCGCGGAGTGTGAAAGCGCAAGTGCAAAATGTCACGGGCTGGAGCGATGAAGTCAGAGCCACCATTGGCCAATGGGGAAGCGCCAACCGAATAGAAGATTGCTTTTGTCTCTGGGTCGATGATGGGGGAGCAAGCGCCACGGGGCAAGATGTTGAGCGAGGTGATCTCGTTGCGGTCGTTACGGCTGGCAATCGCAAAGGCTTCCCCATCAAATAAAGTTGCTGCCACCAAATTCAGCAAAAAGCCGGGCGTTACTTGGTAGCTGTTTGGGTTGCGCAGCGTGCGGTAAGCCGCCGAGTTGGTCACCTCAGAAACAACGCCGTTGGCCTCTTTGCGTTTGTGGGTTGGGTAACACTGGGAGATTGCCCGACTGATAGCCATCACACACGCATAGACCGTCGGCACGTTCTTGGCTTGGAAGTCGCTGATCTCCAGATTGCGCTGCCAGCCATCGCCATAGGATTCGATGCCGTAGAAGTTGCCCAGTTCACCCATGCCGCTGAACGGGCCGCGAGATGCGCCTTCGAAGCCCATGAGCGCCTTGGCTTTGTCGAGCAGTTTCATGCTTCGCCCTCAATTGATGCCTGATCTGACTTTTTGCGAGAACTGCGCTTCGGTGTCATCACTTTTGTGACGTACTCAGCGTCCTGCTCCTCGTAGATGTCGTAGCCGTAGTGCTTGATGGCCGTGCCTTCAGCAACCATTTTTTCGGCGTCGTCTTGGATGATGTGATGGGCTCGGCGATAGCCGCCGATGTTTTTCAAAATGATGGACATTAGACCTCCAAAGCTTTTACAAGCACCCAGCGGATGCTTGTAAAAACCCCCGCCGAAGCGGGGGAGTGGTTTACCAAGTCAACCCTGTCAAACCTTGCACAGCGGCAGTGCCGCGCAGGCGTGCCCAGCTTGTTGGGGCCACCATGCGGATGCCCAACGAGTAGGTCTGGAAAAACGAACGGGCCTGATAACCAGCTTGAGCAGCGCCAGTCGAGCCAACCACAGCGATGCCGGAGTTAACGGGAACAGAGCCAGCAGTGCCCACTGCGCCGATTGCGGGCTGCGCCGAGGTCGCTGCCATAGTGGGAGCGGTGCCGTTGGCGTTGCTCTCAACCACAGTTGCCACATCGGACACATCGAACATCGGTGCGTCGAAGGCAGTAGCGATGGTGCTTGCGTCGACCAAGATGGCTGTATTGGCAGGGACGTGCATGGAGCTGATGATCTCGATGCCGAGCAAACGGCCAGCGGAAACTTCATCGGCAAATGCGCGTTGACCCAATGGGTTCATCATCAAGGACAGATTCAAGCGGTTGGCGCTGTTCACAATCAACACGGGACGAGCACCCAGACGGGCGTTTGTCATCGCGGTAATCATGGTGCGCATATCGCTCATTACAGCAGCCTCGCCGCCACCCGCTGTGCCAGTGCCTGTGGTCACGCCTTGCAGCAAACCATCAGGACGCACGCCTGCAACAGCAGCGCCAGCAGACAACAGGGCGTTGTCGAGCACTTGGCCATAAGCCTCGGTGAGTGCATCACGCAACAGACCCTCGATGGCGGGGGTGGAGCGCTCTGCAATCTCTTTGGACATGGTGGTGATGGCCGCCAATTTGTAGCGGTTCATCTTGGCAGAGCCAAATGTGAACGATGTCAATGGGATGGCACCCGCTTCTCCAACCCATGCTGGCTCTGTCAATGTTGCGCCCAGTGCGTTGCGCATCGGCACCGTGATGCTGTCATAACCGTTGAAGTTCAACTGCTGCGACTTAGCTGCCAACTCAGCGGCCACGGAAGTGGTGCGCAAGGTGTTCATGAAGCCTTGGATGTCGGATTGAACCAACTCAGCAGCCCAGCCGGTGGTGGTGGTCATCGCTGGGTTAACAACAGACTTCTCAACGTAGTCAAAGGAGGCTTTGAGCTGGTCGTCGCTTTGGTAGCGGGTTGCCAGAACTTCGTCCACTTGCTTGCGCTGAGCGTAAGCGATGGTCTTGGCTGCGGCCATTTTCCAGAACAGAGAGCCGTCGGCTTTGCCGTCGCGTTTCATGCTGGTGATGACTGCTGGAGCTTCGGGAGCGGCAGCGGCTGCGCGGCTGGCCAAGGCTGACTCAGCCTTTTTCAGTGCGCCAACAGTTGCGCTTTGCTTTTCCACTTTGCTGGTCAGTTCTTCCACCATTGCGAGCAAGGATTGCTCGTCAGGTGCAGCTTCCAGTGCTTTGGTGCTCTCGACCAGTTGGTCTTTGAGGGATACCAATTCGGCTTCAGTAGCCACGATGCGGTCTGCGAGGTTCATGATTTACTCCTGAGGGTTTTGTTGGCCGTCAAGATGGCCGATTTTGCTTTGTCCAATGAGGACGCCTGGCGGTCTGACGCGACCAATCTGGCTTCACTCTCGCTGGACTGGAGAGTAAAACCAAAATTCTTTGCTATTTGTATGGCGCGAGGATGAGCTGGGGTGGCCACGATGCTGGTTTCCATCAACTCAATCTCGGTGAAGTGGATGCCGCCTGCCTTGTTGGGGGCACCTTTGCCGCGGAAACCAATGCTGCTGGAGAGCGGCACGCCGTCGTTCATCAGGGTCTTGAGCATTTGGCCCAGACTGGTGCTGGCAAACTTGATCTGGCCAACCAAGGTGTCACCGACTCGTTTGATGTCGGCCCAATAGCCGACGATCTTGTCGGGGTCATGATTGAAAAGGGCGATTAGTTTGCCATTGGCTGGCATAGCCTTGTCGTAGGCTGCCGCCTCGATGGTGTCCTTGACACGGTCTGGCGTTGAGGCCGACATGATGAACTTGGCATCGAAATCTGAGCTGGCAGACTTTTCGATGGCGCCACTGAAATGTTTTGTCTGCATGGGAGCCCTCACCTCTGAAGATGCGCCGATTAGAACATAAAGTGCAATCAAGAACAATTTTTCTGCATTTATTTGCCAAACCCTATTGCAAAACCGCGCAATGTGTGTATAATAACCCTCATGGCAGCAAACGCAGCCACCCGCTCCTCGGGGATTCAGGGGAAAGAATGAAAAATGAAATCACATTACACATACCGCTTGATTGCTCTCAACCCTGTTGATGAGCGTGTCGAATACATTGGCGTTCGTTCTTGCAATGGTCTGCCAGAAAACGATACGCGCTATCAAGGCAGCAGCAAGCACCTTCCTCACACAATCCAATATCGCAAAGAGATCATCGCTGTCTGGCCAACTCGCGAAGAAGCTGTCGCACATGAAGTTGCTTTACACGATTTTCACGATGTTGCTCGGTCTCCACGATTTTTCAATAAGGCCAAACAAACTTCCGTAGGTTTCGACACAGCTGGGCTTGAAGGCAATCGCAAGGGTATTCCTCATAAAGACGAAACAAAACGCAAAGTAGGTCAAACCACTAGCCAACAAAAATGGTGGAACAACGGGGTAATCCAAACTAAAAGCAAAACCAAACCGGGCTTAGATTTTGTGCGAGGCGGTTTGCCAAGAGGCACACCGAACTGGTCAGAAACTGGCCGTGAGGCAATTCGCGAGGCAGCTCGCAACCGTGACACCACTTACATGGTCGAGCGGAATAAGTCCGAGGCAATGCGAAAAGCAATCAGTTTAACGACCTCAGGCGACAAGCACTACAGTCGAAAGCCGGGGTTTGTTTCGAAATTATGCGGCGCAAGCAATCCAACAAAACGTCCTGAAGTTGCCGCACAAATAGCCACCAAAGCATTAAAGCGCAATCAGACTTTGCGTCAATACTTTGAGTTATCTGATTTTGTAGGCAACAAAAGAACTGTAACAATGGCTCAAGCAGAAGCGTGGCTCGCACAACACAAAGGAACAGCATGACCACCCACCAAAACCGAAGCAAAGCCCGCACCCGCCATGGCGACAACCCAACGGGCGAGATGGTTCACGCCCTGCGCAAGCGCCACGGGTTAACCCAAGCCCAGTTTGGCGAGTTGGTATTTTGTAGCCTCCGCTCTGTGCAAGAGTGGGAGGCCGAGACTCGCCGGATGCCGCCGATCACTTGGCTGGCGTACTTGCATATCCTTGGCGAACAGGATCTGCCTCGACTTGAGGCTGTGGAAAAGGTGACCGACTGAACGCTGGTTTTCTAAGTAGGCAACTGCAAAGCGCCCTTAGATGGCTAGGTCAGTCGGTCGAGGTAAAGTCTATCACGCTATCATCGCCGCCACATCAATGGGCAGCACATCCATTGCGATGTGCGGGTGAGCGGCCATCACTGCGGCCACCAAACCGTCGATCTTGCCGCCGCCAATGGTCTTGGTCTTGTCCAGCTTCCTTGCGCCTGTGGGGTCTGTGACCACGACCGCTGTGGCCGCGCCCATGTTGAGGATGGGGTGACCGCCGTGGCGAATCTTGCCCTCAAGCAAGGCCTTCTCGAACGAATCTACGCGAGGGGCAAAGTCCTTGAAACCCTGCCCGACTTCTGTCCAAACCGCTTCTTGCGCGAAGCCTTGGCGCTCGGCGCTGGCTTTAAAGGCTGACATTTTCCAGCGGTCAAACTGAATTGAGTCAATAGTGATGCCTTTTCGGGCCATCTCGTCGCGCATAAACATGCAAAGCATGTCGTAATCGACCACCCTGCCGGGGAAAGCCTGCACAACGCCATCCCGCGCCCAAGTGTCAAGCGGGATCTTGTCCCGTGCTGCCCGTTCTTTGATGCCATCCAGCGGGGTGAAGGCGTAGCACATCAGGTGTACAGCGCCTGCCTCATCCTTTGCGGCCAACACTGCGGCGCTCAAGTCGTTGACCATTGAGAGGTCAAGGCCCATCGTGACACCGCCGTTTTGGAAGACACGCCAATCTGCGCTGGCGCTGTTTTCCTTCCAGATGGCTGGGGCAATGAAGGCGCTCTGCATGGAGACGCGGCGATTCAGGATGAGGTTTAAGAAGCCGTTTTGCTTGGCAGGGATGCGCTGGGCCTCCTCGGCCATGCGCTGGATGTCGTCCTTTGACCTGTAGCCGCCATAAAGCGAGGGGTTCGCTGCGTACCAATTGGCCTCGTCGAACATGTCGTCAGATCCGGCGGTGTAAACGTGGGAGATGACGTTCTTGGGGATTTCGCGCTCGGCGGCATCCAGCTCTAGGCTGAAAAATGCCGAGTCTGTGGGGGCCATAGTGGAGATCAAAAAGGTGCGCGAATCTTCATAACTGCCCATAGACGAAAAAAGCATATCTAAAAATGCGTCGTTAGGGGCATCGATCTGACCGCACTCGTCAACCACCAAAACGTAAACCGCTTGCCCGTGGCCTGACTTGGCGTCCCGGCTGAGCGACTGATACTCCACATTGCGCCGTAGGCCGACGATCTTTTTGCTGGAGGGCACAACCCGGTAACGGCCATCGAGCTGTGGAGACAGGGACAGGATCAGGGCCATCTGGCGGTAAAGCAAGCCAGCCTGCTCCCTTGTCATGGCTGCTGAGCGAACCAAGGTGTTGCGCTTGGCCAAGGGGCCGACAATGTAGGACAGCAAAATAACGGCCATGAGCAAGGTTTTGCCGCCTCGACGGGCCATGCTGAGTATTCCCTTGCTGATGTGCGTGGGGCTGTCGAACACGGCAAGAATGAAGGCCGACTGAAAAGGGTCGAGGATTAACGGCTTGCCTGCCATCTTGCCCTCGCCGAAGACAAGAAACTCCTTGGCAAAGCGAAGCACTTGCTCGCCGATGGTCAGCTTGTCCAGCGGTTTGGTTTTCCAAGCCTCAAGATCTGGCGGGATGTAGCCGCACTTGATGGCCTTGGCGATGTAGTCAGGCAGCGACTGATTCTTGTGTGGTCTTGCCATTCGACATTGCCTCAAAGGTTTTCCCTGTTTCTGCGTGAACTGCTTTTTGGCCTGTGAAGTCCTCCCAGCGTTTGATGATGACGTCCACATATTTGGGATCTAGTTCCATCAACCGTGCGATGCGTCCGTTTTTCTCGGCTGCGATCAGGGTGGTGCCGGAGCCGCCAAAGCTGTCGAGGACTTGGTCACCGCCTTTGGTGTTGTTCAGGAGCTGGTACTCGAAGAGCGCCACGGGCTTCATGGTTGGATGCTCGCCGTTGCGGGTCGGTTTGTCAAACTCGAGGATCGTGGTCTGCTTTCGGTCGGCTGCCCAGAGGTGGCCCGCACCGTCTTTCCAGCCGTAGAGGCAGGGCTCGTGTTTCCAGTGGTAGTCCTGTCGGCCCATGACAAGGGAGGACTTCTTCCAGATCAGGCACTGGCGCACGGTCCAGCCTGCGTCGCGGGCCGCGCCCCGGAAGTTGTAGCCCTCGGAGTCGGCGTGCCAGATGTAGAAAACGGCCCCGGCTTTCATGACCGAGTCGGCGGCGGTGTAGGCGTCGCGCAGGAACTGGCGGAATTGGTCGTCGCCCATCTCGTCGTTTTTGATGGTGAGCTTTTCCTTGGTGCCGCCCTCGTAGGCCACGTTGTAGGGCGGGTCAGTGAGCCACATGTCGACCATTTGGTTTTGGCAGAGCTTGGCCAGGTCGTCCATGCTGGTGCTGTCGCCGCACATCACCCGATGCTTTCCCAGAACCCAAACATCTCCAAGCACCGTGACCGGCTGCTCATGCACCTCGGGCACTTCGTCCTCATCTGTCAACCCGTCCACCACCTCCGTGTCGCTCAATATGTCGTCCAACTCCTCTTGCGAAAAGCCCATCAGCTCGCCGTAGTCAGCACCAAGGTCTTCCAGCTCCACCCGCAGCGCATCATTGTCCCATCCAGCGTTCAGCGCCAGCTTGTTGTCGGCAATAACCAGCGCTCGGCGCTTGCGATCATCCAGCCCCGTCACGACCACCGCGGGGACTTCCGTTAACCCAATCTTGCGTGCAGCCAGCAATCTTCCGTGCCCTGCAATCAGGTTGTTGGCATCATCCACCAACAGCGGGTTGGTAAAGCCGAACTCGCGAATACTGGCCGCTATTTGCGCCACTTGCTCGTCGCTGTGCGTTCGGCTATTTAGCGCATAAGGGATGAGAGACTCAACATTCAAAATGGCTTGCTTGTAAAACTCCATGTTTCAATCCTTTAGTTGGCTAACAGCTGCATTGTATTGTCGTCGTTGCTGGGGCGATTGACATTAAAGACGTTGACATCCACGGAGGGAACAGAGACACCCAACTGACGGCAGAGCTGGTTGATGATCGCCTGCCTGGTGGAGATGGCGTCAAGCAACGGATTGCGGATGAACTGCTTTTCGTTGTTGGGCGAGCGGATCAAAGTGCCGGAGCGCTTAAGCGTGTCCTCGTCCTTAATCTGCATGGCAATGTGACCAGACAGGCGTGCCACGCTGACCACTTCCAGGTTTGACCAGCGGGCTGCTTCCCGGCAGGTTATCGTGGCATCAAACAAGGACAGCTCAAGTTCGCGGAAGTTGTCTTGCAGTGCGGCGGGGACGATACCAGGCCATTTGATGAAGGAATCGACGGAATTGAGGCCAGTCCCAATACGGACGGCCTCACTGATCGAGTCTGAGCGGGGTTTGCGGTTTTTCTGCATTTTGGCTCCTTAAGGTAACATTCTCTCGCGCGGGCGCGTAGGGGGTCAAAAAGGGATTAGCATTAAATTGAAGA